CCTGGCGCTTCACCTCTAGCTGGTAACGGCCAGAGTAGTAAAGGTCAAGATAGAGATTCTCGACAATGGGATTATCAATACGGTCTGCACGTTGTTGCTGGGTGACATAGAACGCTGGCAGATCGAGCCTTAACCGATACTCAAGACCGATTGCGAAGTTGACTGCAGCAAGTGCCTTGTCAACCTCGATATACTTACCACCGAGATCTGTGTTGATAGTTGCTCGAATGAAGGTGCCTGCTTCTGCTCCACTCGAGGCCATAAAGACCGGAGTAAAACCTGAAATGTATGCCCCAGCTGGGAAGTAAACCTTATCCTTAACAGCTCCACTGACAATGGTTGCATCAGCCTTGTAGACGAGGTTGTCGAGTCTGGGGACAAACTTTGAGAATGCAGTTTGTACAGGAGCAGAATCAGGGTCATCGATCAGCTCCATGCTGGTCAGACTATGATTTACCCCATCGTATTGAACAACGTAGTTGGTGTCGTTGTCACAACCAAACAGAACAACGCTTGCAGGGAATTGCCAACGTCCCCATCCTGCAACCTGCCTTTCGTTACCGTTATTGTAGAACTTGAAGCAATACACATTGCGGCTACCATCCCCAAACAGCACGAGACTGTTGTTCGGGCTATTAGCTGACCATGTCAGGCCAGGGGGAATGTACTCAGGAATAATGCGCGTGTTCTCGGCAACCTGAGGACGGTTGTCCACGGAGTCCACTGCCATTTCAAAGACCTTCGAATAGGTCTCTGCTTCGGTCGCAAACATCACACTCACACCCGTGTTAAGTGGCAGAGCGTCACTACGAATGTTGTAGTTTGCGATCTCAGTCAATTTGACAGTACTAGGGCCGAAGGCAACTTCAGTTGTAGAGATCAGGAACTGTGCATTTTCAGCAAAGAGCAGCAGACCCTTTGAAGTGCCGATCGCATGCCGAAGAATCGCGGGCTGAGTTGAGGCAGCTGTCAAGTCGATTGGATCTGCGTCACTGACAGTTAGAGCTGATTGGACGAAGAAGTTAAAGTAATCGCCCGGCTGACTCATGATCACAGCATCTTCACTCAACATACCGAGTCGGTTTGAGTAGAAGAACATGCTCGAGATCGAGCGCCCAACGAAGCTTGGTTCCGGGTTGGTTTTCTCATCGCCAACCTCGCGTCCAGCCCATCCATCGAATGCACTGCCCGAATCAAGCGGCTGCAGTTCGAAGTTGCCGTTAGCCAAGCGGACCAAGGCATGCGGCATGGTGGATGGGTTCAGGTTGGTAGGGATGTTTGGAGCCACTGTCTCCTCCCAAGCACCGAGGCCTGGGACACCCTCTACATCAGGTACAAACTTGACGTAGTAGTCGTCAGCATCTGTGTTGTCAGTGTTCTTTACCAGAACAGTAAAATCAGGAAAGCACTGCTCAGGCAGTAAAGCAAAATCATTAGCTGTGTTTTTAATACCAACCATTGCATTGTTCGTAATACCACCACGAACAGCAAGGTTGAATTGACGAGTATCAGTTCGCCTAATTCGAAGGACATTCCCAACAAATGAGGATGTATAGCCACTGATAGCGTTGATCGCGTTCTGGAGGCTTGTGACGATGGTGGTAACCGTCAGAGTTCCAGACTCTGCATTGCTAGGAGTCGTGTAGGTAGCAATCCCATCACTGGCATATGTGTAGACGAAGCTCTCTTCGGCAACACGAACAGTGAATGTTTTGCCAGCTTGTGTAACTTGAACTTCATCACCGACTCGCCAGCCAACGCCTCCGTTCTTCAGGATGACACTGGCTGAATAGCGAGAGCGATAGGCGTTAGCCGCAGAATCAAGGTACGCAGCACACTGGTTGACAATACGGAATTGCAAACCTGTCTTAGCCCCCTGGGTCACTGCATGATCCTGTGCGGAGTTCTGAGTGCAGACACCTCCGTCAGCTACCTCGTAAGAGCCGGGGGTAATCTCAAGCCTTGATGCTGAGTAAACCTTCGTAGGCGTGCTTCCAGCACCATCACGAGAGAGGTCAACACTGTAAGTAGTGTTGTATGCGACAGAGTTGATAATCACAAGGGCCTCATCGGGCCTGGAGGTGGTATCCACCTCGTTCATTGTGATCTCACGTTCCTTGTTCGCGATTAGCGTATAATCTGCAAGTGGCAAGTACGACAGGCTACTTGGATCAGTAAATGACAAGTAAGCATCAGCCCCAGGCCTAAGCGTTACCGTCTTTTCGATACCAGTAACAGCATCCCAAACCCTAACAATAAGGCTAGGGTTACGGTAGATGCATACAATATACTTCTCGCTTTGATCCCTGAAGATCGGGAACCACTTAGCGTTGGCTGGGATATTGATAGCTAGTCGCCCAATGAACTCTGTAGCAGGCCTCTTCTTGCAGCCAAAGGTGGGATCGAGAAAAGCATTGACAGCTTCTCTAACCTGACCCGGAAGCTTAATGGGATCTGGCTGCTGACTAACGCCACCAAGCAGATTAGGGATTGATTGAGAAACTGCTGCCATTGTTAGATACTTCTACGACGACGATTTACTGCGTCATAAGGACGGTAGTGAATGGCGCTGGTTTCACCCGCGACATTGCTAAAGATGCTGTAGTCCGCCTGGCGTGTTTCGTACTCCATGCATGCTGCTCGTGCAACACTCTCCTCACGTTCTGAGTACTTCACAGCCTCTGCTGAGCCAACAGCACGGCCAGCAAACAGGTTCGCAGCTCGGATGGCTGCATACTGTTTAAAGACCTCAGGCATATCAATAAAGTCAAACGTCCAAACCACATCCAGGTTCAACGTTTCTGAGAAAGTGAATGTATGAGCTTTCTTGTCATACAGCTTGCCATTTCGAATGATGATGTCCCGATCATCCCAGGGGACAAGATCAAGAGCTAGCAGGTTCGAAGGTACGACAATCTCACCGTTAGTGTCAGGAACGAACGGATAGTCCTGTTCGGTATTGAAGTGCCACTGCTCAGTCTGCAGTGCATTGGTCACTTCATCAAGGATGCTCTCAGCAAGCTTAATTGCAGGGTTGCTTGCATCAATACTAGTTACAGGCGACTGACCAACGTTCGAAAGAATGATGTTGATAGCCGCTAGCTTAGTGAGCTTTGCCATTAATTTCTAGGGAATGGTATGCCCCGAGGGACCCGAAGGTCCCAGGGGCCGTTATCAGGCCTTGGCTTGGATCGAGCCAGCCACAGAGGTACGCAGAGAACCGCAACCCATGGCGAGCTTGCCCACGATCAGGTCGCCCTGATACTGCACATGGAAATCACCAGAGGTGGTTTCGATGCTGGGGGCCACAGCTTCCACGGTGCCGGCAGCTTCACGATGGAAGACCAGACCAGCACAGGTGGTGTTGGTGTGAGCGTAGTTGTTGTTTTCGCCGGAGATAGCGGCGCCACCAGCAGCCATGAAAGGCAGGTGGTTGGACTTGTACAGACGAATGCCGGCAATGCTGTAGAGGCCTTTGCCGCTGTTCATATCGCCTTGGTCGTTGCCGAGCTCACGGTTGAGGATGTTGGTGTCAACCGAGGAGATCAGGCTGTAATACTGGCGGGGGCTAAGCACGGCCACACGACCTTCCTGGGGAGCATTGCGCTCGTCCAGAACAGCAGCAGCTTCAAAGAAGCCATCCACCAGGGCCTGGGCGTTGAACTGGTTGTTAGCACCAATCTTCACCTCGAAGCCACCAAGCTCGCCAGTCACGACAGAAGCTTCGCGGGAAGCGTTGTCGAGCACACGGGCAATGCGCTGGTCATAGAAGGCAGCCATGGCCTCACCAATCTGCTTCGAGATCTCGGCTCGCTGGCTGTACTGAGAGAGAACCTCGTCGAGGTCATACACAAACTGGCTGGAGACCAGCAGGTCATCCATCAGCAGGGTTTTCTCGTTGGCCTTCAGCGCGGTGTCGCCCAGCAGGGGGGTCCCCGGAGTATGGAAACCAGCGCCGAGTTTCCCCGTCATGAGGAACTGCTTGCTCTTACCACCACGCAGGCTGTAGGAGCGAATCAGGCCCTTAAAAATAGTAGCAGCGTTGAACGCAGTGAACACTTCACCGCTGAACAGAGTCAGAGCGGTGGCGTACTTAGTTGCGTAAGTATTACCTTGGTTACCGTTAACGGCATTAGGCCGTGTAAGGTTTGCAATGTTAGTCATTTGAAAGAACTAGGAGAAAGTTTGTTTGTTCGGTCAGCCGATCAAATCCTTTTCAGATGAAAGTTGTCCTCCGCAGAGGGCTCTCTCCTACTCTTGAATTGTCTCTAAAGACCTAGATCTTTCCTTGCAAGGATTGCCGTAACAATGCCACGGACACGGGCGATAGGAATAGGGTCCGACTATGAGGTGCCCTACTCCCCTTCCTTCCTGCCCTGTAAGAGCCTCGGATCAACCAAGAGCCAGGACAAGTTCGCCGTTATTAAGCCACGGGCGCGGGCTAGCGTGGGATGTACTTGTACTCCCAGCTCTCAGCAGGCTCCAGATGAAGCCCAATAGAAATCCGCAGTTTGTTTGGTTTGGTAGGAGTAAAGGGGCAGTGCAATAAGCTGGAATCAAAAATCACTGCCCGGTTTGGCTTGTAGTCAACTACGTCTTCCCCTACTACCAATGCCCCACCCCACTCCTCATTCCAAACAGGTGATGAGAAATGAATAAGGCTGGTATGCCCCTGGGGACCATCGATGTGCCAGTGCGAGTCAGTGCCTGCTGTTTGTCCATTCACACCAACCCTTTTCACCTTCATCGGACTGAAGTGGTTTCGAGGGATGTTGTGGTACAACAACCAGCCAAGCCTAGACTCAATGTCAGGCTTGAAGATTCGCCAAACACATGTTTTATCGTCATGACCGCTAAAGGGGGGATACTCCCAGTGCGGCCCTGACAACATCTGAAGCGCGATGTCCCAGCGTCTAGCATTTAGATAATCATCAATGATGATCATATCTTGATGTAGTGGGTCATCTTTACTGTGTCAATAACTCGAGCCTCAATCACGAAGAAACGCTTCAAACGCTTCCCTTCGTATGGATCGGAGTTATGGATTAGGTTCGATGGGTGGACAACGAACATCCCCGTTTGAGGGAGAAGCGTATGAACCATCGTCCAGTTCTGCCTTCGTGACTTACCATTTGGGTTCG